GAGTCTGACCGTTACGACGTGATCGGCACGAACGACTCGGAGCCTGGCCGGGTGCGCAACCCTGCCGTTGCGAAGGGGTCGCACGCCGACCACTTCTTCATCCGGCGCAGCTACATCGACGACGAGGGTTCGACCCTTGACGGTCCGGGCGTCGCGATCTCCGAGGCGTACGGGCACTGGTACTCCGACAAGGAAGTGATCGAGCTTGCGAAAGCTCGTGGCGTCTACGGCCACGCGCACGAATGCCGGATCATCCACCATCACCCGGGCTACGACGGCGACGAGGCGGCACGCGCCGCCGATCCGCTGTACTCGGCGGCAGTGGAGCGTTCCGAGGCTGACCGCAAGACGTGGATGTCTCGGGTGCCGATCATCGCCGGTTACAAGGCGGGTCGGTCGTGAGGGCAACATGCACTGTTGATGGGTGCTCACTGCACGTCAAGGGTCACGGGTTCTGCAACTCGCACTACGCCCGGTACAAGAAGCACGGGCATCCCGGCCCAGCGGAGTTCCGCAAGAAGGCGAAGGACGGCACCGGCTGGGTTGACAATCGCGGTTACGTGATGGTCTACCTGAACGGCAAGATCGTTCCAGAACATCGGCTGGTCATGCAGCAACATCTCGGGCGCGAGCTTGGGACGTGGGAGAACGTTCACCACATCAACGGGATCAAGACGGACAACCGACTCCAGAACCTTGAGTTGTGGGTGAAGCCGCAGCCGTGCGGGCAGCGGCCGGAAGACCTGGCCGCATGGGTTGTTGCGACGTACCCGGAACTGGTCAAGGAGGCTCTCCGTGGCTAGGCCGAAGGTGATTGACACGTTCATGTTCAACAACGAGTTGGACATCCTTGAGTGCAGACTGTTTGAGCTGTACGACCACCTCGATGCGTTTGTCATCGTGGAAAGCGAACGCGACCACCAGGATCACGCCAAGCCACTGTGGTATGCGGACAACGCCGAGCGCTTTGCTGCCTACGCCGACAAGATCGTGCACGTCGTCGTCAAGAACGGCGAGATGCCATCCAAGGCACAAGACGCTGACCCATGGGCGCGCGAACACGCACAGCGCGAGTTCATCGCCCGCGGCCTGGCGGCGTTGGACCTAACCGATTCGGACGTGATCCTCCAATCTGACGCGGACGAGATTCCGCGAGCACTTCACGCCAAGAACGTTCGTCCGCAGGGGTTCTGGTCGTTCGCGCAGCGGGGGCTTTTCTGGGCCGTTGACTATTTGTACCCGCACCCGTGGTACGGGACGGTCGCGACGACGGTCGGCCACCTCAACAAGTTCCCGGCTGACCGTCGGTTCTCGTACATGCGTGACGTGCGGATGACAGCCTTGAACCCAAGCCACCTAACTGACGCCGGCTGGCATCTGTCGTGGCTTGGTGGCGCCGACGCCGCACTTCGCAAGGTCGGCAGTTTCTGCCACCCTGAGGTCGAGGACCGCATCCGCCACGGGCTGACGTCCGACCAGTTCCTGCGTGACGGCATCCATGTCGACGGCGTGAAGATGCGTCCGGTTGACGTGGACGAGTCGTGGCCGAAATGGATTGTGGAGGGCCACGCACCTGCGTCGTGGTATCGGCCGCGATGACCGACACCTTCGGAGAACAGTGGTTCTGTCAGCAGTCACAAGACTTGTTGGCCGAGCTTGGTCGGAGCGTCAAGGATGTCGACGGGCTCATCATCGAGATCGGGTCGTGGACGGGCCGGTCGACGTGCGCCCTGGCGAACGCTGTCTACCCTCGGGTGGTTCATGCGGTGGACACCTGGGCAGGTTCGCCTGGCGAGATCAGCAGCGAGTTGGCTGCGCAGCGCGACGTGTTCGCGCAATGGCAGGCGAACATCGCCGAGTTCACGAAGGGCAACGTCATTGCTCACCGGATGGGCTGGCGCGAGTACCTGCCGCAGATCAGCCAGCCGGTCGCGTTGGTGTTCATCGACGCCGAGCACACCGAGGTCGAGGTTCGCGAGAACATCGCGGCGGTTCTCCCGCTGGTTGCTCCTTCGGGAGTGATCTGCGGCGACGACGTCCACCACGCGCCGGTGCGTGCCGGAGTTGTCGCAAACCTCAAGGTGCGCGAAGTGAATGTCGGCGCGACGTTGTGGTGGTGGCGGCGATGAACATGCTCGAGTTCAACTACGCGCAGGCGTGCCAGACGCCGTCGGACATCTACCTGCATCTGCCTCGCATGGTCGAGATCGTGGAGGCGCTCAACGCTCAGCACGTGCTCGAGCTCGGCACCCGTACCGGTGTGTCGACGACGGCATGGCTGTATGCGTTGGAGCGCACGGGTGGCCGGTTGACGTCGGTCGACCTGGACACCAAGCCGCCGATCGGCGAGTTCGATCACTGGACGTACATCCAGGGCGACGACTGCGACCCGGCGATCATCGACCAGCTGGAGCCGGCCGACGTCGTGTTCATCGACACCAGCCACTGGTATCGGCACACGGTGCAGGAGTTGGCGATCTACCGGTGGATGGTGAAGCCGGGTGGCGTGATCTGCATGCATGACACCGAGTTGCCGTGGCCCGAGGGTTCACAGCCTGGCGACCCACGGTTCCCGGTGAAGCGGGCGCTCAACGAGTTTCTGGCTGAGACGGGCTGGGAGCACATCAACTACCCCGACTGTTGGGGTTTCGCGATCATCAAGGTTCCGAAGGAGTAGCGCATGGCGATTACCAACGGCTACGCCACCTTGGATCAGTTCAAGGAGCAGATGCGCCTCAAGGTCAACGACCTCGTCGAGGATGCTCGCGCTGAACTGTCGATCGCCGCGGCGTCACGTCAGATCGACGCCCATTGTGGCCGCCGGTTCTGGCAGGACGCGACAGTGGTCGACCGGCAGTTCTACGCCGACAACTCGCGCATCTGCCACGTCGACGACATCTCCACGCTGACCGGTCTGATCGTGAAGGTTGATGACGATGACGACGGGACGTTTGAGACGACGTTGACGATCACGACGAACTACATCGTGCGGCCGTTGAACGCTGCGGACATGGTGCCGGTTCATCCGTTCACCGAACTGGTGCTTGTCGACTCGAACGGTGCCGTGTCGTTCCCGGTGCATGGCACGGGCCGTCCGGGCGTGCAGGTGACTGCCCGGTTCGGTTGGCCGGCGATCCCCGACGACGTGACTAAGGCGTGTCTTGTGCAGGCTGGTCTGTTGTTCAAGGCTGATGATGCGTCGCTCGGTGCGATTCAGTTCGCTGACGCTGGTGTGGCGTTGCGGATGCAGAACCGGTTGCACCCGGTCGCCGAGGCGCTACTCGAGCCGTACTGCAAGCCGAGGGTCGGATGACGACGGTCAGCGAAGTCCGCGAGGAGCTCGCCGGGATCATCGACGACAACATCGAAGGCTTGCGTGGTTCGGCGATCGTGCCGGATCAGATGGTCGGCCCGATCGCTGTCGTGTCTCGTCGCGCGTTTGATCCGCGTTACGTGTTTTCGGGTGAGCGAGCGCAGTACGAGTTCACGGTGACGATCTACACGCCCCGTGCGGCCGATCGTGCGGCACAGAACCTGCTCGATGACTGGGTGGAGCTGTCCGGCGCCACGTCGGTGATCGCCGCGTTGCAGGACGAGGACAACTGGCAGAACGTCACGGTGGATTACGCGCAAGTGGTGAACGTGAGCGAGGTGCAAGCAGTGTCGGTTGATACCGCCGAGTACCTCGCCGTCCGACTCGATGTAGAGGTGGTCTTCTAATGGCTTTCGTCTCAGCGCAAGCGTCGCGGGTTGCGGTCGGATTGCTGAACGCATCCGGCTACGCACGTGGCTACAACCTGACGGCCGCGACGGCGGCGCTGGATACGACGGTTCTGTCGGACACGGCTAAGACGTTCATCATCGGCCAGGACGAGTCCTCCGGCTCGCTGGACATGCTGTTCGACACGATCGGCACCACGAACCTTCAGTACTCGGCGCTCACGGCACAGAAGGCCACAGGGCCGTATCCGTTGACGCTGTGCCCTGACGGGTTCACGACCGGCCAGGTTGCGGTCATGGTGAACGCTCACCTCGGCAACTTCACCGGCGTCGCGCCTGTCGCTGATGTGGTGACGTGCTCGGCGGCGTTCCAGTCGACGGGCAACTTCGACGTCGGCACGGTGGTCGAGAACTTCACGGCGATCACAACGACCGGCAACGGCACGGCTCGCGATGGTGCGGCCGGTACGACCAACGGCGGCGTAGCGCATCTGCATGTGTCGGCGTTCTCCGGGTTGACGTCGGACACAATCACGATCGAGCACAGCGTCGACGGTTCGACGTCGTGGGCGACGCTCGTGACGTTCACCGCTGCGACCGCTGCGACGTCGCAGCGTGTCGAGGTGGCGGCTGGCACGACCGTGCGCCGCTATCTGCGTGTCGTTGACACGGTTGTCGGTACGGGTTCGGCGACGCGTTTCGTGTCGTTCGCTCGCCGCTGAGTTCCCCTTCACCCCCTTCAGTTCAAGGAGTTTCATCATGGCTTTTCGCGCGGGTACAACCAGCTTCGTCATGCTCGACGGCGTCAACGGCGCCGGCACCAACGTGTCCCGGTATTCGGACAACTTCTCGTGGCCGCAGTCGGTCGACACGCTCGACGTCTCCGCCTTCGGCACCGCCGCCAAGGCGTTCATCAACGGTCTGACCGACGGTGACACGGTGACGATCTCGGGCCCGTATGACGCCCCGATGTTCACCCTGTTGACGGCAGTCAAGGCCGCGCAGTCGGCTGGTTCGTCGACGTCGACGATCCTGTGGGGCCCTGGTGGTTCGGTCGCTTCCGAGGCTCGCATCTCGGCTGAGGCGTGGGTGACGCAGGTGTCACTGTCGTCGTCGGTCGGCGGTCGTGTCGACCTGTCGGCGTCGTTGCAGATCACCGGGGCTGTCACCAACACGGTCTTCTAGGTCGTGGCTACCAGCCCCGACCTTGCAGCGTTCGCGCTCAAGGTCGACAAAGTGCTGAACGAGCTTGACGACCCGGCTTTGTTTCGCGCTGTTGGCATGGAAGGCAAGAAGCTTGCCGATCGCGCTGTCCGCAACGACATCGGCGACATGTCGATGTCGGGGTGGCGCCGCGGCAACCCGTTCGACGTGAAGTCACGGTTCGACGTTGCTGAGCGGACAGTGGAGATCAGTCCCGAGCGGCGGGCCAAAGGGCCGATGCGTGTACTCGAGGAGGGTCGCAAG